TGACTTGTTAAATCTTCCTTAGTTACCGACGAAGCGTAATTGTTGCCATAATTGAGAATAATCTTGTTACGAACGTCGCCTATGCGTTGGGTCGTAGAAATGCCATTAAATCCTGCATGATTGGCGTCTAGGGTCGTGTATCCGTTAGCCGCTAGATAGTCCTGTCGGTGCGTAGTATCCGCATAGCCGATATTTCCATTTGCGTCTTCATAAATATAGCCAAATGCGCTGGTAGCAATTTGGGACACTAAATCGTAAAGCGTGGTCGTCGAAGCTGAACGGGCGACCATTTCATAATCGCCAGGCATATCGATTTCGCCTAAGCCTTGACTTGCCGCATAAAGCCACTCAACGGTCGGATCATAATTTGCCCAAGTTTGCGAAGCCGATACGTTAGTCCAAGTTCCAAGCAAGTAATTATCGAGTAAATCATAAATCTGATTACCTTCGTAATCTTTGCTTAAAACTCCATCGGTTAAGATTTTGGTTAATTTGGCAAGCGCGCCTGTGGCGGTTACGGTGGCATTTGTTACGACCGAAGCCGACCCAGCATTTTGTACGCCAATATTTATATCGCTAACCCAGCCGCCAAATATCGGCACGTAAACGCCTGCTGAATCTTTAACTTCGATTGTTAGTTGATAATTAATGCCCCAGCCATAAACCGAGTTATCAAGGTTAATAAGCTGTAATTGGCAATACCCGGCATTTGCCTGGCTAAAGATATCTGTACGCCCGGAAGTGATGGTCAAGTTAGCAAGCGTCGCGCCTGTTACTTCATACCCATCGATCGTTACTTTCCACTCAGGCGTCCAGACCGTCATAGTCCTGCGAGCATTCCCGCGCCAGCTGTGCCGCGATAAGTTCCGTTATTAAACGCCTGAATAACTGAATTGGTAAAGCCTGCCTCATCGATAATTGACGGTCCTTGAACGTAGATATTTACATTCGGATTTGCGGTCAGAATACTTGCGCCAGCTGTGCCTGCCGCTGATCCTGTTCGCGGAATATTGGCTAATTCCAGCGCGGTTAGTCCAGGCGTTGAAGTTGCGGTTGCCGCGATTGTTTTAGCTGCGCCAGCTGTGCCTGTTCCGCCTGTTGATCCGCCGCCGACGCTACCGCCGCCGCCTGTGCTTGAAGTAATTGTCGGAACCTTTAGATTTGGGTTACCTGTATAAACGGGTGTCGTGCTTAATTTTGAAAGCGACTGAATATCTGGTCCCGGCTTAATTAAGTTAATACCGCGAATAACCAAGTTAATTCCATCGATAGCTGCATTTATAATCGGCTGAATTGCACGAATAGCAAAGGCAACCGCGTCCACGACGAACCCAGCAGCTTTACCCAATACTTCAAAGATGATTTTAAATCGGTTTTCCATTAGCGGCAGGAAGTTATCTTTGACGAAATTAAATAGACCCATAAATGTGTCTTTGTTACGCATGATTGCTTCTGATACTGGATCGATAACTTTTTCTTTGAAAAATGTAAACGCCGGACCTATGCGGGTTTCGATAAAGTTAAATAGATTTAGCAATATCGGAATTAACGCGTTGCCGATACCTTCTTGAAATTCGCCAAATCGCTGCTTTAAAATGTCGATTTTGCCCTGAAAGGTTTCAGCGTTTCGAGCAGCTGCGCCACCGAATAAATCGCTTAGTCGCTTTTGTGTATCTTCAAAGCTCATCGACTTTAATTCAGCAGATGATAAACCAATTCCCAATTTACCAAGCGCGGTATTTTGTCCGTCATAGGCTTTACCTAGCGCATTGGCTACACCGTCTAAATCTTTGCCAGTTGCTTTTGAAATGTCCAAAGCCAAAGCCAATAATTCTTGCGATTTAGTAACGTCATTTGTACTTAAAGTCAGGCGACCCATAGCCGATCTAAGCTGTGTGTCCGAAACGCCTGTCGCAAGTTGCATTTTCGAAATGAATTCTTCGGTGGCTTTGACTTGTGCATTTGTAGCACCTGCCGCCTTTTCCAAAGTCTGGGCTAGGCGTGATTGTGCCTGCTCATCTTCTATTGCAGCTTTAACGCCATCTACGCCTAACTTAACCGCGTAGGCGGCAGCGGCAGCCGCAGCCGCAGCAAATGCAGCTTTAGCAGCTGCGCCAAATTTAGCGACGCCTTTTTCAAATGTACCTAGTTCCGCTTCGGCTTGATTTGTTCCTTGCTTTAAACCCGTTAAATCTGCGTCGAACGTAACCTTGACTTTTGGAATTGTTGCCATTAATCCACCTTATTCGACTTTATAACATCTTGTAACATTTGAGCATATTCACGCGCTACGACTGGAGCGTAATAATCAACCGCCGGATTAATCCAATAACCTGAACGATTACGACCGACTTTGAATCGATTTGTAAATGCTCGACCGATTGAATCGACGCCTTTACGTGATCCGTATTCTGTTCCCCAAAGTAACGCGCCCGCTGGAGCTTTTATTTGCTTTTTTGTTGCCCGGCTTTGATAAGGACGACCGACTTTTTTAGAACCGCCGACATCAACGCGTACTAATCTGTCGCGTTTTGGAACGATTGCGCTTACTAATAACTTTGTTTGTGGAGCAGGTGCGGCGAGTGCAAATTGCTGTAATTGTCCGGCTAAACGTGCGGATAATGGCAAAGCAGCAGCGCGGACTTTATCCGATTGCTCTTTATCCAACGAACGAAGGACGGAAATCAAATCCTTGAATTCTTTTGGATCGACGGTAATCGGAAACTTGCCCTGTGCGCTGCCGCCTAAACCTGCCACCGTTACCCCTTTGCTCCTTGCTCTAATATTTCGTATATTGTAAGGATAACTTCGTAGGAATCGATTGATTCCACGCTAATACCGGACGCTATTGCTAGTTCGTAGCGGATTCGTTCAAGGCTTCCGGCTGGGTAGCTTTTGGGTCTTCGTAATCACCGACTTCGACATTTTCAACCGTTAACTCCCATACGTCGTAAGGTTTTGTCGGTTTGCCTGCTGCCGCTCGAATGTAAGCGCAGTGCGCCAGGAAAAGAAAATCGGTCTGTTGGAACGATTCAATTCCTTTGATTGCATAAACGCTTTTCCCTGTTTTGCGTTCCCATTTACTCCACTCAGGCAAAGCCGCCAAATACTCAGCGGCTTCGCCATTTGTGTAAGTTACCTTCATATTTAGTTTTATCATTTTGTGCGCTCCTGATTGTTATTTTTTAGCTGAAGGTTTCGCTAGGTGTTCCGACTACTGTGAAGGTCAGCGAAACGGTTTGTGCGCCTGGTGCTGCGCCACCGATTGATGGGACTTCAGGTAGTACGTTGAAAGTGAACACCGCGCCTGTTGCGGCGGTAAGTGAACACGCTAGCGTGGTATTTGGAGCTGATTCCCAAGCAGTCCAAAGCGCCTCGCATAGCGAGCCACTCGCGCCCCAGTCGGAAAGCATTTCAAGCGCAAATGACCATTGATCATCGATGTGCTTGTAAGCCTTACCGTCTAAAGTCTGATAGGTGTCGATTGTTGCTGTGTTTGAAAGAATTGCGCTAGTCGCTTGAGCGTCGTAGCTAGTGGTCGCGATCGTCAAAGTCAGATCGCGTCCTGTAATGACGGTCGTCGGCACGGTTGTCTCCTTAGTTGGTTTGTGTGTAACGTGTTGATAATTGAATTTCAGCCACTAAAGACGAGCCATTACCGACTGTTCGCGGTCCGACCGAATTTACTGACCCAAGTTCATACCCTGACGGGATAACCGCCAGAATGCTAATAACCAGCTGCTCCAAGTTATCAAGTGCAGCTGCATTGTCGGCGTTTTGTACGCCGCAAGCAATAACAAAATTTAATTTTATCTTTGTCTGTGTTTTGCCAATTAAATCGATTTCCATATAAGGATCATCGGGAATTACTGCAACAAAAGGATTCGGCGGAAACTCCGGAAAATGGTCAAAGATATTCGCTGTAACACCTGCAAAGGCAGTCGCTAGCGGCTGACGGACGCTCGAAAGGATTGTGCTGGCAGGCATTAGTTGACCATAGTTTCGACATCGATATACGGAGCAAGTAAGCCAGTAACTCGTTGGAGCAATCCGCGTGATAAACGATATGGCTGGACTTGAAAATCTGCTCCATCAATAACACCGCCTACCGCTGTTCGTGATTGGTAAATTTCAGTAGATACCGCAAGTACCGCGTTTTCAACCGCTGGCGTGCTTGCGTAAAGTGATTCGGCGTTATACCCGGATAGATACGCCTTGCCTGCCGGAATGATTGCGCGCTTTTCAACGTCTGCATTTGTAATAGCGACGGTAAAGACGGTAGGCAGTAATTTATCGTCGGTAATAGTGAACGTGCCAGCGAAAGGAGCAGGCACGCCACTAATTACGACGGATTGTCCTTCGACAAAGTAATGCTCGCGGATTGTGTGGAAATACCCCACGTTATCCACTAATTCGTAAGCATTAATTCCTGAAGTGTTAGCGACTAACATTGGCAGGATTACCGCCTCAGCTGTGTCGATGTAACTTTCTAAAGTTGCGTCTGATACAAGGGCAGAACTAACGCCAAGCACCGAACGCAGTTGGCTTGCGGTAACGATATTTGGCATTAGTCTGTCCTTTCTGCTGGGCTTGCTCAGAAGCGCACAAGC